TAAATGAATTTGAGCAAAGTACATTTAAAGAACTAGTAAATCACTACTATATTGAAGGTGCAAAGGAAGTTAACAAGAATAAAGCTTCTAGTGTAATACCAGAAACAATATTGTTAATGATTTTATCAATGCCAAACGCTAGAGGTTATGTATACGAAGATTATCTGCAAGCCACAATCAAGTATAACACAGACCAAATATATAGACAAGCAGTTATCTGTCTACAACAGCAGAATAACCTAGAAATCGAAAATAACGCATTTCAGAGCATAATAAAAAGGCAACAAAACACAAAGTTATGTATTAATGAAGATAAAGTATCCGGAATGGTTGATGACACATTAATAGGCTTTAACAATATGGCAAAAATAGAGGGAATAAAGAGTCTAGCTAAAGAAGACGACGCACAAGTAGAATTTTGGGCAGTAACTGATGAAAATTCAACTGAGATGTGCCAGTCAATGAATGGCAAAAGGTTTTATATAAACAAAGAAAACTATTTTGATAGATATTGGGGGGAAACGAAGAAAGAACTTAAGATTATGAGGGTCCGAGTAAGAGGATTAGTACCTCGGTGTCAATTTGCCCCCAATTTCACACCATTGGCATTGTTGTCGTTCAACAATTAGATATGTAAATCTAGTTGAAAAACAAGAAAAAACAAAGTATAATGGTTTAGGAAGCTCTGACACAAATACTTTAGAAAACCATCCAAAGCCAAAACTATTAGAAAAAATAGATTATAGCAATAAACAAGAAGTTATGAAGTGTTTAGAAAAATATGAGGAAATAATAAAAGATGACAACATAGAAAATGCAATAGTAATTACTAAGGGTGGAGAAGTATATCAATGTTATGGAAATAACAGTAGTGTATGGCCTGACAATGATTTGAAGGACAAGTTAAAAGAGGCATATGTAACACATAATCATCCGGAAGAAGAAACAGAATATTCATTTAGTGAATCAGATATAAATCTTTTTAACGAGTATAATTTAAAAGTCCTTAGAGGTAAGGATTATAAATATACGTATGAGCTTAATAGGAATAAAGATGATGTAGACGCAATAGATATTTTCAATATGTCAGATGAAGATGGTATACATGCTTTAAATATAAATAGAGCTGAAAAATATAAAATAGGTTATAGAAGGTGGAAGAATGACTAAACAAGAATATAAAAAGAAATTTCAAGAAATAGTTAACTGGGCAGAGAAAGAAACTCAAAAAATTAGTAAAAATGTACAGAATGTTGGGTTAGATGATAATAAAGATAAGTATAAAAAAATACATGATGAATATCAAAATAAAATAAATGAATTAAAAAAAGAATTAAAAAATAATACTTACTGATATGTAAGTGTTATTTTTATGGGAAGAAGGTGTTTAAATGATAATTGAAAGAGAAGTTTTAGAAGTAGCTGAAAAGTATACAATAGGAGATGACGATACCTTAAAAATAGAAACAAATGGTAGATGTACAAAAGTTTTTATTAATGGAGAAGAGATAGATTATATTACTAAAATAGATTTAAAACAAGAAGCTGGGGAAGTTGTAAAAATAGAAATAAAAAGGTGCTTTATGCAAGACGATTTTAAAAAAATAGAACCAATTTTCAAGGAGCAAAATTAATATGTGGTTATTATTATTAATATTAAGTATAAAAATGAATTTACCAATTTCATACTGGATTTTATTTACTATAATGACAATAGTACAATTGTTAATAATAGAACCAGTAAAATATAAATTTTATCAAGGATTTACAGAAACAATGAATAAAAGTAGTTATTAAATTTAATAAGATAAAAAAGAGCCAAGTCGACTGGTTCTTTTTTATGCCGTTTTTACTGTGGTTAGGCTATATAAAATAAACAGAATACATAAACGCAATAATTAGGGCAAAAGCACTAATTGGGGCAAAAGGAGTAAAAATGGAAGATGAAAAAATAGTTGGGGCAGAAGCAACAACACAAGAGAACAAGGACGTTGAAACAAGGAAAACATTGGACGAGTTATTGGCTAGCAATAAAGAGTATCAAAGCGAGTACGACAAAAAAGTTGCACAAGCAATGAATACAAGGCTAGAAAATGAACGAAGAAAATGGGAAGAAGAACAAAAAAACAAATTAGCAGAAGCTGAAAGACTTGCAAAAATGGACGCAGATGAAAAGAAAGATTATGAGTTATCACAATGGAAAGAAAGAGCTGAAAAAGCTGAAAAACAAAATGCTATCAATCAACTTAAGTCTGAGACTATTAAGCAAGCAAGTGAAAAAGGAATTTCGTTAGATTTTGTTAATACTTTAAATTTTGAATATGAAACAGCTGAAACAATAAAAAGTAAATTAGAAACGTTTGAAAAAGCTGTAAAAAAGGAAAGAGAAGTAGCAATCAACGAATATTCAAGGGAGCCTGCCCCACAAACAGGTAATAGGGTAGATACAGTAGATACTAACAACATGACATACAGTCAAATGGAAGAGTACCTAAAAACACACCCAAACGCAAAAATATAAAAGAAAAGGAGTAAATTAAAATGGCAAAATTCGATTCAAAAAGCTTTAATCCACAGGCTTTTGGAAAATATGTGGAAAGAGTACCAAATACTAAGAAAAACGAGTTAATAAACTCAGGGGCATTAAGAGGAAATGCAAATATAAGGGACGCATTTAGTTCACAAACAACAACTTCATACGCAAGGATACCATATTTTGGAAAAATAGGAAAAGGAACACAAAACTATGATGGACAAACAGATATTACATCTAACGGTTCAACAACATTCGAGAGAGGTGTTGTAGTTGTAGGTAGAGCTGACGCATTTACAGAAAAAGACTTCTCAAAAGACATAACAGCAGGCGTTGATTTTATGGATAATGTAGCACAACAGGTTTCACAATACTGGACAGAAGTAGACCAAGATACTATACTAGCAATTTTAACTGGTATTTTCGCTATGACAGGAACAGGAAACAAAGTATTCGTAGATAATCATACATACGATGTAACTGGAGAAGGAGAAGGAAAAGTAGGAGAAACTACACTAAACAATGCACTACAAAAGGCATCTGGTGATAATAAATCTATATTCACAATAGCTTTAATGCACTCACAAGTAGCAACAAACTTAGAGAACATGAAACTATTAAAATATTTCACATACACAGACGCTAATGGAATTGAAAGACCATTAACATTAGCTAGTTGGAATGGTAGAGCTGTTTTAATAGATGACAGCATGCCAACACAAGCTGTTGCAAAATCTGGAGATGTTGAAGCATATACAAAATACACTACTTATGTTTTAGGAAATGGAGCATTCGACTATGAAAACATCGGAGCAAAAGTTCCTTACGAAATGGACAGAGACCCAGCTAAAAATGGTGGAGAAGATACATTATATACAAGACAAAGAAAAGTATTTGCACCTGCTGGAATTTCATATGAAAAAGTATCACAAGCAACATTATCACCAACCGATGCAGAACTAGCAAACGGAGCTAACTGGGCATTGGTAAACAACGGGGAATCAGGAAATAAATTACAGTATTGGGATCACAAAGCTATTCCAATTGCTAGAATAATCTCAAAAGGATAGGAGTGAACAACCATGAAATTACAAAAAGGCGATTTAATAAGAACAATTACAAACAAAGATATAGCAGACGAACTAGTAAAAAAGTGTGGCTATAAAGTAATTGAAGAGGACGCAAAACCAAAGGAAGTTAAGCCAGAGGATAAACCAACGGCTAATAAATAAGAAAGGGAGGCAATAAAATGGAACAAGACAATACAGAAATAATTCAAGGGATTATAAATGAATTAAGTATAAATTACAGAGACGACAGAAGTGTGTTAGAAAGAATTTATAAAAGAATGGCTTTTATTGCCTCAGATGTTTCACACAGGCAATTAAACGATGCAAAGTTAATTCCATATGTCGAAGAGGCTACTATTAGCGCATATCTTCGCAGAGGCAAAGAAGGCACTAACGGATATACCGAAGGTAGCGAGTCTGAAAGTTACATAGATATAGAAGAAAAACTAAGAAAAGATATGGCTTCAATAAGGAGGCTGGCATAATGGGGCAAAAGTTAAATAAATTAACACAAGTTTGGGTGTGTGCACCAACTAGAGAAAATATTGATGGAGAATACACAACAGTGTGGAGCTTCAAAGATATTAGCAAGAATGGTGTACATTTAAACTTACAACAGGATTTGAATGAACTAGATAGGAACAGTACTGGCGATGTTGATTATGATATTCAAAAGGCGAGGACAACCCTTGACTATAATATAGAAAAAGGCGATGGAATCTGTCTAAAAAACATATCAAAGATGGAAAATATAGTTCCAGATTATACAGTAGAAAGTAAGCCTAAAATAGGCAATACAACTGTATATACATTAAAGAAATATAATGGAGAATAAAAATGATAAAGATAAAGTGGAATGAAAAGAAATTAAATAGTTTCTATAAAAAAATGGATAACATAGCAGATAATATTAGAGATGGAGCAATAAAAGGTGTAAATACCGCCTTAGAAGAGACTCAAAAACTTGCATTACAACTAAAAAGAGGTAGCGATAAGGGAATAGAGGTTCAGTTAGTGGATACAGAAACTAACGAAATAAAGGGCAGAGTATACACAGATAGTAAAACGTATCCATACCTAGTTTATTTGGAATTTGGTACAGGTATCTATGCAGACCCAGAAGGTGGAGGTAGTAGAGCTAAGCAAATTCCATGGTATGTGCATGTTAGCATGGCTGATTTATCAAAATATCATTATCCACTATATACATCACCAATCACAGGCGAGAAGTTCTGGGTAGTATCTGGAGCACACCCACACCCATATATGCGACCAACAGCATTTCAAATGCGAGACAAAAACGTAGAAACAGTAGCAAAAGCTATATCAGAGATGATAAAGGAGGCTGTAAAATGATACATGAATTGGATATTGAAACCATTACAAGATTAGTAGTAAGAAAATTAAATGAAATAGGTAACAGAGAAGTGGTGCTAAAAGACCCAACAGACAAGTCTGTATTTCCTTGTAGTGTTGTAAGAACACCGTATGAAAACCAAAAAATAAATGAAGGCGTTGTACCAGTTTTTACGAGGTATCAAATATCAATTGAGGAATGGGCAGAGACAAAGTACGATGTAATGCACCAGTCATATGAAACAGCCGTAAAGCTACGAGAATACAATTTTAAGAAGGTTGGTAACGACTATATAACATATGATGAAATAACAAAGAAAAATCGTTTAATAAGCAATTACGAGGTAAATTATAACGGATTAACAAATTCGTTTGAAAGAATTAAATAATTAAAGCGACTACTGAAAAAAGTAGTCATTTTTATGTAAAAAAAGAAAGGAATGATTTGAATGAAAGCAGGAACAGAAACAAAAACACCCGCAGTAAGCACAATGACAGAATTGTCATATTCAACTACACTAGGGGGGACAAGGACAGATATAGGTTATGTACAATCCATACCAGAAATGTTGAAAACACCAGATTCAATAACGTACAGTGCGGTAGATATACCTGATGAAAGACAGGCAAAAGGCAGAATAAAAGCGGAAGATATGGAAATAGAAATATTATTCACAGAAAGTCAATGGGACGAAATCCGAGCAGTCCAAGAGGCTGGTACAGAGGTATATGTTCATATAAAATTACCAGACAACACAGCCAATACGGACAATAAACCAATTGTATTTTATTTCAAGGCAACAATGGCAATAGGGATGAGTTCAATTGAAATTGATGACATGTTAAAATCAAAAATTAAATTATATAGAAGTTCAGAAATTAAGGAAAGCAAAGGTTTCCCAACGGCACAAGCTGGAAACTAGTAAAATGAAAGGAATAGGTTAGTATTATGAAATTAGAAACAAAATCAAAGTCTATAAATCTAGTTGTAAAAACTAGAAAAATTATAGCAATAGCTAGAGAATTTAAAGATAATAAATTTGAAGATGGTTTTTTTACAGCTGTAAGAGAATGCAATATAGAATTACTACCTAGAATAATAGCAATATTAGCAGAAAAAGATGAAAGTGTAGAAGATGTATACGATTTTTTAGATGAATATATAGAAGAAACAGGGAAGACATACGCAGATGTGTACATAGACATTGCTAAAGAAATTAACGAAAAGGGTTTTTTCAGATTAAAGATGACAGAGGAGAAATTGCAAGCGAGAGTGGACGATATAATGTCATCAGTGAATTACGAAGATATTATCAAAAATTCGGCAGAGAAAATGATAACGAAAGTAGTGGCAGAAGAGTTCAAGGGATATCCAGCGTAGAAGATTTGCTAAAGAATATACAAGAGGCTGATGGTATAATTGAATTAATTTACGCTTATGAGCCTCTGGCTTATTTTTTTTCTATAAAACCGCTTGAATATTGGGATATGTCATTCAGGGATATATATATGTACTGCGAGGCACAATCATTGAGGAAAACCGAGGAAATGAGGAAAGAAATTCAGGTACAAGAGGCTATGACCAATAAGTTAATCGGGGCTAGCATAGTGCAAAAGCACCCGAAGGTCGTATCCCTAATGTCGATGTTTGAAGGCTTATTTCCTAAAGAAGAGGAAAAGGTTCAGTCTGTTGAGGAACAGCTAAGAATACTTAGAGGCATTATGAGTGCAGAGGCAAATGGGTAGTGGTAGGTTGTCGAATTTTGTCGAATGGTGTCGGAAAAAAAGTTGCATTAAGTGTTGATTTTTTAAATTCCTTATAATATACTTTTTTTATATTGTGATAAAAGGAGGATTTAATATGGAAGAAAATCAAGAAAGTGTTGCAACAAATAGTCAAGAAAGGACGAAATTTTGTAAGTATTGTGGGGCTAAAATACCAGAGGACGCAATAATTTGTACAAGTTGTGGAAGACAGGTTGAAGAATTAAAAGGCTCACAGACTCAGCCACAGGTAATAGTAAACAATACTAACACTAATTCAAATGTGAACAAAAATATAAATGGTGGATATGGTAAACCATTAAATAAATGGGTTGCACTTATATTGTGTTTCTTTTTCGGGTGGCTCGGAGCTCATAAATTTTATGAAGGAAAAAACGGGATGGGAGTAATATATTTACTTACATTCGGATTATTCGGAGTTGGAGTTCTTATAGATTTCATAGCCTTGATATTCAAACCAACTCCATATTTTAGATAAAAAACAAAAACAATAAAAATTAAGCATCAGATTAAAATCTGGTGCTTTTATTATGCCCAAAAAGGGGTGATAAAATGGGGGCAACAACGGTTGAAGAATTAGAAATACTTGTATCAGCTAAAATTGAACAAGTAAAACCTCAGATACAAAAAGTGGTACAAGAGATAAAGAATGCAGTTAAAGAGACGGAAGGCTTAGGTTCTGGCATGTTAGGAAAAATAGATACACAAAAAATAGCGAACGATGCAAAAAAAGTAAGCAAACAAATAAAAGAAATGTTTGACGCAAACGATACATCTGGAATGAAAATAAATGGTAAAAATATCATACACGGTTTTTCTAGTGTTCATGGAACATTAAAAGGAAGTACAAATGATTTAAACAATGTACTTGAAGCCTACAGAAATAAATTGAAAGAAGTTGAACGAAGTGCTGAAACAACAAAACAAAAATTGTCTAGTGTAGGAGCTGTCAAATATGATACAACATCTATTCAAAATTTTATAGATAACTATAAAAAAATAGACAGTCTAGGCGGTAATAAAGGAAAGTTAAATTCAGACATCAAACAATCTTCGACGCATTTACAAGACGCTAAGCAAAAAGTAAGAGAATTAGCTGGAAATTTAAGACAGGCTACCGCCGAAAAACTAAAAAATGGGCTAAAATCAATTCCTAGCCATATAAGTAAAATAGGACAAGGAATAAAGAATTTAAGTTCTAAGTTTAGTCCTGTAAGAAATTCTGCTAGTAAATTCACGAATCATTTAAAAATAGGTTTAGGACAGGTAGTAAAGATGGCAGGTGCATTGTTCGGGCTAAGAAGTATCTACAATGTACTTAGAAATGCAGCGAGTGCATGGCTATCTAGCCAAGATGCACAAGCAAAACAGATTAGTGCTAATATAGATTATATGAAATACGCACTAGGTTCAGCATTAAAGCCAGTTATTGAGACTATTGTAAATCTAGTTTATCAAGCATTAAAAGGTGTTCAAAGTTTAATTTATGCCCTTACAGGTGTAAATATATTTGCTAATGCAAGTGCAAAAGCATATTCTAATATGGCGAATAGTGCAAAAGACGCTCAAAAAGCAACACAGAATTTAGCGGATATTGATGAAATACATAATATTCAAGAAGACACAAGTTCTTCAAGCGGTTCTGGAGGAGGAACAACGCCTAATTTTGACTTAGAGGGAGTGCAGAATGCTGATTGGATACAGAGTCTAATTGACAATGTAAAAAACGGCAACTGGTATGAAATAGGTACAACTATCGGAACTAAGATAAATGAAACACTAGATAAAATACCATGGGAAAAAATAAAAACAAAAGCTAGTAATCTAGGCAAAAATGTGGCTAGTTTCTTAAATGGAGGAATAGAGTCAACTAATTGGCAATTAGTAGGGAAAACACTTTCAGAAGGTGTAAATACAGCATTTAGCCTTTTAAATGGTTTCGCTAAGGAATTTCATTGGGATAGTCTAGGTAAAGCTGTTGGAAACGGAATTAATGGTGCTTTAAAAGGATTGGATTGGAATTTAATAAAGGACACCTGTAAAACTGTCGCTAGTGGGATAGCAAGTTCCTTAAATAATTTTATAAGAACTACAGATTGGAAACTTGTTGGAAAAACTTTAGCAGAGGGAATAAACACAATAATTGATACAGTTCTTGCGTTTGTAACAGACTTTGACTGGAAAGGTTTTGGAAAATCAGTCGGAGAAGGAATCGATAGTTTATTTAAAAATGTTGATTGGGGCAAGGCTGGAAAAACTCTAGGTGACGCAGTTAAAGGAATTTTAGACTCTATAACTTCGGCAATAGAAGCAATAGATTGGCAACAGCTGGCGGTAGATGTAGAAGAATTTTTAAAAAATGTTGATTGGAATGGGATATCAGACTCATTGTTTGAAGGAATTGGTGCAGCACTCGGAGGAATAGCAGCCTTTTTAGGTAAATTAATCTACGATGGAGTAGAGGGTTGTAAACAATACTTCCAAAAGAAAATAGAAGAATGCGGTGGAGATGTCGTAGGTGGTATATTCAAAGGAATTGTAGACGCAATAAAAAACGTAGGAATATGGATAAATGACCATATATTCAAGCCGATAATAAACGGTTTCAAGAAAGCTTTTGGCATCCATTCCCCATCTAAAGTAATGGCTGAAATGGGCGGTTACATAATGGAAGGCTTGAAGAATGGTATAGAGTCATTTATAGGAACAATCAAGGAAGTATGGGATAAAGTAAAAACTACCATTACAGACAAAATAGAAGATATAAAGACAGGTGCAATTCAAATATTTGGAAGATTATGGTTAGCAATTGTGACAGGTGCCGAAGGTGCCGTAAACTTCTTCATAAAAGGTATTAACAAGATAATTAGTGGAATTAATGGACTAGGAGAGTATCTTGGTTTCCATTTAGACGAAATAAGCGAAGTTCAGTGGGCAGAGGATTTTGAAAAAACATTAAATAAAATGGCGGAAACCACAGAAGAAACAATGGAAGATATAGAACATTCTGTACATGATGGGACAAGTGAAGTAATAACAGATTTTGAAAAAACAAACAGAGAAGCAAATAGGTCATCAAAAAGTTTGAGAGAGATTATTACAAACAATTTCAATAACACTAAAAATAACGTAATAGCATCTGTGAATACAATAAAAAATAATACAGAATCGACGTTCAATAGTTTAAAAAATAGTCCAATATTTAATGGCATAAAGAATACAATACAAAATTCTATGAATTTATCAGGACAATCCAGGGCGTGGGGAACCAATACTATTTCTAATTATAATGCAGGTTTAAATAGTCAACAGAATAATACAACAAATGTAATGTCAAATGTAAAATCAATTTTAAATAATTTTATGAACATAGGAAACACATCAAAAAATTGGGGAATAAATACGATTTCAAATTACAATAATGGACTAAATAGCAAACAAACGTCAACAAATGAAATTGGTAGTAGGATAAAAAATACGGTTCGAAATTTACTAAATGTACCAGACGTATCAAATATTTGGGGACAAAATACATCAATAGGCTACAGCAATGGGCTAGGAGAACGACAGAACCTGATAGGTGGAACTGCTGATAGAATAAAATCTACTGTGCGAAATTTTTTGAGCATGTATAATTCGGCAGAAATTTGGGGACAAAACACATCGATAGGCTATAGTAACGGAATAGTTGAACAACAATCATCACTAACAACTGTATTAAATTCAGTAAAGATGAAAGCACAGCAATACCTAAATACATCAAATAGTTCTTACTCATGGGGTAGGGACATGATACAGGGATTTGTAAACGGTATTAATTCGTTAAAAACAAAATTTTCTAATACTGTACAAAATATAGCAAATACTGTTTCAAGATTTCTACACTTTTCGAGACCAGACGAAGGTCCACTACATGACTATGAGACATGGATGCCTGATATGGTGCAAGGTTTAAGTGATAGCCTTTTGAGTTCAGCACCAGTTTTAGATAATGCGGTTACAGATGTAGCAGGTCGAATTGCAAATAATTTAAGCTCAACAAATTTGGATATGAATGTAAGTGGGAATATTGATAAAAATATAAATTCAAATATAATAGGTTCACAACTTGAAAATGCTGTATATTCTGCAATACAAAAAGCAGAAAGTTTATTCAAATTAACTATAAACAATGAATTAAAAATAAATAGTAAAACTATAGCCCGAGAAATATTAGATGATATAGATGGCGAAATAAGAAGAAGAGGCTATAAAACTATTTTTCAAAGGGGGTAGGTAATTATGATTAAAGTTGACGGAGTAGAGATACCTACTCCTTCTAGGTATAATCCATATCCAACATTGCGAGAAAAAAGCACTGAGAATGCACTAGGAGATGTTGTTAGAAAGATTATAAGTTCAAGATGGAAATTAGAAATGAGCTGGGATTATTTGACTAAGGAACAGTATGCACAACTTGTTGATA